CCAGAAGGATTCTTTTGGTCAGGCTCGCGTCCTCGACAGAGTTGGCTGCTCACGGGGAAACATAAAAGCAAAGACAGGTGTCTAGACACGCTGCTCACACTCAGCCAGATTGATCTTCCCAAGATCCCCGACAGGTACGTCGCAGTCATGGACCAGCTGGTTACAGGGTCTAACGTGCAGATTCCATGGCAGCACGTTCTTCCTCGGAGCATATACGAAAATTACTTTAAAAATACGGTTAAGGTAATTGAAGACTCTTTTTCTGAATTACCATTTGATTACTATGAGACCGCGTGGACACAGGGCACTGATTTGCTTTCGTCACTCAAGCCAGCAAAGATCGACGTCGAAGCATGGAATAGACACCTAGATGAAGCAAACGTCAATGCTGCTGTTCTTGCTTCTTTCAAGCCCGACCCTCGAGGTTTTGCTGATGTACCCACTTATAACCGCTTTGGCACACGCACGGGACGTCTCACTGTGTCTGATGGGCCTAATATTCTCACGCTCAAGAGGGAACACAGAGCTATTTTGCGCTCTTCTTTCAGCGATGGTTTTATCTGTTCACTGGACTTTAGAGCCCTTGAGCCCCGCATCGTCCTTGCGGAAGCTGGACGCAGCAGTGATGCTGAAGACATCTATGGTGAGCTCGCAGAGAAGATCTTTGGAGATCGATCAAACAGAGACGCTGTGAAGGTTGCTGTCATCTCTGAGCTGTATGGTGCTGCAAAAGAGTCTCTTCGTGCACGCCTAGGAATATCGCAAGCGAAGATTGATGCATTCGTGCGCGGCATCAACGACTTCTTTAAGCTCGAAGACCTCAGAGCGAGGTTATCAGTTCAAGCATCATCTGGGAAGATCATCAATCGCTTTGGGAGACCGCTTCAAGTCGACCCAAGCGCAAAGAACTTATTCATCAATACCTACGTGCAGAGTACCGGTGTGGACGTCTCCCTGTTTGGATTCGATATTATTTTACAAAAGCTTGGCATTGATGGTGTGCGACCCCTCTACGTGCTCCATGACGCGCTAATCCTTGACGTGCGAGGTGATAGACTACAAGATGTTTCAGAGTTGTCATCATTAAAAGTCCCTTCTTACGACGTGTCATTTCCGGTAAAGTTTGAGAAATTATGAACATTATGATTTATCTAGTTTATTGTTGGTTGTATGTCATTAACTCCTGAAGAAATCACAGCTAATTTTGAAAAATTTCGGTCGCTTTGCGAGAAACTCGGCGAGCGGTCGGAAGCAGCTCTTGCTCTTGTTGACCACCTTGGAGAAAGACTAGCTTTGTGTCCTGCGTCCGGACGCAAAGAATACCATGCAGCTTACCCAGGCGGTCTAGTTGACCATTCTCTTCGGGTCTTGTCTTATTCTATGAAATTGTGTAAGACTTTTGGCTGGTCTGTCTCAAAAGAATCGTTGATCATCGGTTGTCTTTTTCACGACCTTGGAAAGGTGGGCGACCACGAGCATGACTATTATATCCCGCAGGATTCTGACTGGCACCGTGAGAAGCTCGGAGAGATGTACAAACACAACAAAGACATACTGTATATGACGGTACCCGACCGCGGTGTGTGGCTCTGTCAGCACTTTGGCCTTAAATTGACACAAGATGAGTGGCTGGCAATCAAACTAAATGACGGCCAGTACATACAGGAGAACACACCCTACAAGATGAAAGAACCTCTCCTTGCTGATATTGTTCACCAAGCTGATATTATCGCAACAAAAGAAGAAAAAGATACTTGATAGACTGATATTTAAGTTGCATGGAAGAGTTACTTCGTGAGTTCTTAGAACTGGCTTTATATGAGCTAAGGGATGCACGTGTGCCCAATCAGCTTCGTAGTAGAAAATCTAAGAAAAAAGACGACGAAGACAAGAACGAAATGTCGACAGTTGGTGTTAGTCTTGGTGGAGCTGCTGCCCCTGGTGGGCCACTTGGTCCTGGTGGATTTGGCGGTTATACAGCGCCCCTTGGTGCATCATCAGCTGACATGAAACCCGGCAAACATGCGACACCCGGTAAAAAAGTAAAGAAGCATAAGAAAAAACACGTTCGTATTAAGTGACAAGATTAAATGGATCTCTTCTTGCCAACAGCGTGAACAATCGCGTAGCTTCGGTATACAGTGTCACATATCAAAGGAGTTCGACCGTTAAAAGCATGTTGCTTAACAGCGGTCAACGTTACAATTAACGGAATAGGAAACGGAAAAGGAAAATATTATGGCTATTGATCTAGAAGCAATTAAGAAGCGTGTTGCAGAACTCAGCGGTGTGAAGAAGACCTCGTCGGTCCAATTGTGGAAGCCTTCGATCGGTGAACACAAAATTCGCTGCCTACCATGGAAGAATGCACCGGATGGTCAACCTTTCGCAGAGAGGTGGTTCTACTACATCGGTGAGAATGCAGGCATTCTGGCACCCAACCAGTTTGGCAAACCAGACCCAATTAATGATCTCATTAAGAAGTTATACAGCAGTGGCAAGCCAGATGATCGTCTTCTTGCTAAGAAGTTGGCACCTAAAATGCGATGCTATGCACCTGTTGTCGTCCGCGGCGAAGAGGATAAGGGAGTTCAAGTCTGGGCATTCGGCAAACTTGTATACCAGAGAATGCTTAGCTTCTTCTTGGATGAAGAAGTTGGTGATATCTTATCGCCGTCAGAAGGATTTGACTTGAAGGTTTCAATTACAAAGCAACCTGGCAAGCAGTTCAATGACACGACTGTTGACCCAGCTCGTCGTCCTTCAAAGCTACATGAGGACGCAAAGGTGTCTGAGCAGTGGCTTAACTCAATCCCAAGCCTTGACGATATGTACCGCCTCAAGAATACGCAAGAAATTGAGACAGTTCTTAACAACTGGCTTTCAGGCGGGGCTCCCGCTGATGTTGAGAAGACCGATGGAACTGCTAGAGGCGTCGCACCAGTTGATGAACTTGACAGCTTGACTGCAGAGCTTAAGTCTTCTGCGCCTGCTGAAAAGAAGTCAAAGAAAGAGACAGCTAAGAAGCAGTCGCTTGATGAAGCTTTTGCTGACTTAATGAGCGAGTGACATTAGTTTAATTGTTGATCTCTTGAAAGCGCCGCCAACAGCGGCGCTTTCTTTTTCTGATCCATTAAAACAAATTGAGTAGTCTATGTTAGAATGAGAGGCAACTGAGAGTTACATATGGTTAAGAAGACAAAAAGTGAAATAAGCGCTGAAGACAATATTGTTGACTCAATGACTAATGATTTGATCAAAGCTCTTAACAAAGAGTTTGGCCAAAAGATTGCTTTTAATCTATCAGAAGATGAAGCACCAACCATCGTAAAGCGCTGGATCGATACAGGTTCTATTCAGCTTAACTACGCCGTGAGAAATGCATTCGCTGGCGGTTATCCAGAGGGACGAATCATTGAGATCAGCGGACCACCTTCCATCGGCAAGTCTCATCTTGCCTACCATGCAGCGCTTGTAGTTCAGTCTCTCGGTGGGCTTGTGGTTTATATTGACACTGAGAATGCTACAAGCCCCCAGAAGCTCGCTGATATGGGCATCGATGTTCGTAAGCGATTTGTTTATTGTGACTCACACTGTACAGAAGAGGTATTCTCGATTATTGAGTCAACAATTCTTAAGGCGAAACAGATCATAGACAAGAATGTTCCCATCTTGGTTGTATGGGACTCAGTCGCAGCAACATCACCAAAGGCAGAACTTGACGGTGAGTACGAAGATAACACAATCGGTCTTCAGGCTCGCGTAATTTCAAAGGGTATGCGTAAGATCACTGGTGTGATTGGTCAGAATAACGTAACTCTTCTCTGTCTTAATCAGTTAAGAACTGCAATCGGAGTAATGCACGGTGACCCAGACATTACACCAGGTGGAAAATCCATCCCTTACCATGCGTCTCTCAGAATTAAGTTAACTAGCGGTACGCAGGTAAAAGACAAGAATGGAAATGTGATTGGTATTCACGTCATCTGCACGATCAAGAAGAATAAGGTTGCTCCGCCATTCCGCAAATGTGAGTTCGATATTATCTTTGGCAAGGGTATCGTTGAGGATGAGTACATCTTTGATGAAGTCCGAAATCACTGCAAGGATGTTGGACCTGTTAAGCGTAAGGGTAAGTCAATTAAGATATCAGGTGAAGGCGCATGGAAAGAACTTTCAGTCCTTGATGACAAGACAGGCGAAGTTATTATTGAAAAGAAGTTCTACAAGAATGAGTTTGGTGCATTGCTAAAAGATGACAAATATTCACCATGGATTATGGAGGCAATTGATTCAGCGCTTACGCTTGTGAGTGGTCCCCCACGCGATGAGTCGGATGTAATTGAAGACGACGAGGAAGATTCCGATGAGTGACAAGGGAATGACAAGAAAAGTTAACCCGATCTGGGTAAGAGCTACCATTGACAAAAACGGATCTTTCCCTAAATACCAGACGGAGTCTTCAATAGGCTGCGATTTGCACGCTGCTGAAGATGCTGTTATTAAACCAGGAAAAAGATTGCTTATTGGAACTGGAATCCGTCTAGAGACGCCTAGCGGCATCGGAGCAATCGTATGTTCTAGATCAGGACTTGCGATCAAGCATGGTGTAGCTGTCCTAAACTCTCCAGGAATAATTGATAGTGACTTTAGGGGAGAAATAAAAGTTATACTACACAACTCCGGTGATGAAGATTTTCACGTAAATGCAGGTGATAGAATTGCACAGCTCGTGTTTTTCCCAATTGTGCAAGCTATCTTTCAGCATTCCGAAGAATTAACACAGACAGGACGCGGCGAGGGCGGATTTGGTAGTACTGGTATTTCTTCGACATGATATTTAGGAGGACAAATTATGAAGTCTAATGAAGTATTAAGTTTTTTGCTTTTCGTAGCGGGTTATACCCTTGGAAGGGTAGACACAATTATTGGATCTTTTAAAAATAAGAAGCTCGAATCTTTTGTTGATAAAGTCTGCCAAGATGAGAAGAAAGATAAAAACAAAAAGAAGCTTTTAATCGATGACAAAAAATATGTGACCAAAGTTTCTACAGAAAAATTTAAGAAAAGTGCTGATCTTGGTGTTCAGTCAGAAGTTAATGACAGCATTGAAAACGAAACAGCTAAGCTGAGCTCACTGAAAAAAAAGAAAGGCTGATTATGGCTAAAGGTCTAGACGTTGGAACATCTTTTATTGTGCTTGCATCTGAGGGTAACAAGGGCAAAGTAGTCTACAAAGACTTTAGAGACGCTTTTTATGTCATTAAGCCCACGACTCCAATCGCCACAAAGATGATTGAGAAGGGTCTTTCTGGCAAGATCTTTGTAAAAGATGACGATGGATCTTTTATTATTCTAGGAAAAGACGCGATTGAGAAGGCAGTCGAGAGAAATGACTCAGCCAAGCGTCCAATGCACAAGGGTGTGGTTTCTTCTAAAGAGAAAGAAGCTAGAAGAATTTTAACATACATACTTAAAGAAGTTGCAGGACAAGCAGCTGAACAAGATGAAAAACTTGTCTTCTGCATTCCGGCTCAACCTGTCGATCAAGAGGATGAAGATTTTGACGTTGGTTATCATGAAGACGTCGTTAAGTCTGTTCTTTCTGATTGCGGCTATGACGCAAAGTCTATTAATGAAGCAGAAGCCCTTTGCTATTCTGAGCTTGCAGATGATGATTACACCGGTGTTGCTCTGTCGTGGGGCGCAGGGATGGTGAACGTCTGCGTGATGCTCAATGGTGAGCCTGTGCTGAAATTCTCAACAACAAAGTCCGGTGACTGGATTGATCGTATGGCAGCAGTTGCCACTGGAGAAACTGACTCTGTCGTACAGGCGGAGAAAGAAAATGGTGATTTCACAGTGGGGCAAGACAATGATAATCAAGTTCTTGCGGCCGTTGCTTCTTACTACGATAGACTAATTGATTACACTGCAAAACAATTAGTAGATGCGCTAGAGGAAAACAAAGCACTGCCCAAGTTTAAGGATGCAATTCCAGTTGTTCTTGCAGGCGGCACGACAAAGGCAAAAGGCTTTGTCGACCACTTTAAGATTAAGCTTGAAGAAAATGGGTTTCCGCTGCCCGTCAAGGATGTTCGCCATGCAGCTGATCCTCTTCACGCTGTGGCTAGAGGCTGCTTAATCGCATCCCAGATTCTTTGACTTTAGTTAATTGTAAAGATAGATACGAACGTGCAAATATAAGCGCATGAGTCTAGTTTTACTAATAGATGGAATGAATCTTTTCGTTCGATCCTGGGCTGCTTTCCCGCAGATGTCAACTCATGGCTATCAAGTGGGCGGGTGTGTAGGATTTCTTAAGACGCTGCAGAAACTCGTGAGAGAATTATCACCCTCTTCAGTCTGTGTTGCATGGGAAGGCGGAGGGTCTCAGAGGCGTCGAAAATTATTCCCAGAATATAAGCTTAATAAACGCCCCGAGAAATTAAATAGATTTTATGGGGACGACATTCCTGACACAGAGAAAAATAAGAAGCATCAACTTTTATCTCTCCTCAGCATGCTTAAGCAGACACCTGTCTGCCAAGTCTATGTCGACAACTGCGAAGGAGACGACATTATTGCTTTCCTCTGTAAAGGACCCTTTAGAGAAGATGATAAAATTATCGTGTCTTCTGACAAAGATATGCTGCAGCTCCTCGATGAAAGAACAAGAATATACTCAACTCACAAGAAGAGAATTGTCACGAGTGAAGATGTTCTAAAAGAATATAAGATTCACGTTAACAATTTTGCGATAGCCAAAGCACTTTGCGGAGACAGTTCAGACAACATCCCGGGTGTGAAAGGTCTAGGTTATAAGACTGTTTCTTCTAAGTTTCCTTTCTTGGCAAAGGAAGAGACTATTATTCTTCAAGACCTCTTAAACTACTCCGCTAGTCACACATCTGAGAGCGTTATCTATAAGAGGGTGCACTCTGAGTCTCAAGCGGTGCATAGAAATTGGAACTTGGTTCATCTTGATGGTAGTATGCTCTCTGCAGATCAAACATCAAAGCTTCAAAATGTAATAGATACATTTGAGCCTAGAGCGAATAGGATTGAGCTCATCAAGACGCTTGTCAAAGAAGGCATAAATGATTTCGACGTCGATAAATTCTTTTACGATTTATCTTGCGTTAAGGGTCTGAAGAACACGGCAAGGATGCAAAATGACTGATAGTGAAAATATGCTGAAGGCTGGGACTGTAACTTTCGGGCAGTTTGGCAAGTCTTTTCAAGAAAAACTTGTCCAGGCTCTTCTCACTGACACAAAGTGGGCAGAACAAATGATGGAAGTAATCGACAATGGTTACTTTGAAGTAAACTATTTAAGATTTTTATCTGATCGATATTTTTCTTATGCAAAGAAATACAAGGTATTTCCTACATTGCAGCTACTAATCACTATCATTAGAGATGACTTAAAGACGGGCACCGATACGATTCTACGCGATCAGATCATTGATTATCTTCAGCGTATGAAGGCAAATCCAGACGTAGGTGATCTACAATTCGTCAAAGATAAGTCGCTCGATTTCTGTCGCAAGCAAGCTCTGAAGAAGGCTCTTGAAGATGCCGTTGATCAAATTGCTGCTGAGAAGTACGAGTCTATTGTTGAGTCAATTAAGAAAGCCGTTCTCGTTGGTACAGCACCGGCTCTTGGACATGACTTCTTTGCTGATTACGAGTCGAGATTCACTCGTCTACAAAGAAACTGCGTTCCAACAGGTCTCGACGAGCTCGATCGTAAAGAGATCCTCAACGGAGGCCTTGGTGCCGGTGAAATCGGAGTTATTGTCGCGGCAACAGGCGTCGGCAAATCCCACTTCCTTACAATGCTCGGTGCTAACGCTCTAAAGCAAGGCAAGAATGTTTTGCATTACACCTTCGAGCTTTCTGAAACAGCGGTCGGCGTGCGCTACGATTCAAATCTATGCGATATGGAATCCAACCAGGTCATCGACCGCAAGGACGAAGTTTTGGAAAAGTACAAAGACATGAAGCTTGGTCGACTCATCATCAAGGAGTTTCCAACTAATACTGCTTCTATCTACACAGTTCGATCCCACATCGAACGTCTTGATGTCAAAGGTTTCAGGCCTGATGTAATTGTTATTGACTATGCTGATATTATGCGATCAACTAGACAGTTTGATTCTTTAAGACATGAATTAAAACTCGTTTATGAAGAGCTTCGTGGTTTTGCTTCAGAAAAAGGCATACCAATCTGGACTGCATCGCAGTCAAATAAAGAAGGATCTAACAGTGAGATCGTCGATCTCAGCAATATGTCTGAGGCTTACGGCAAGGCTATGGTTGCTGACGTGGTTCTCTCTATCTCTCGTAAGTCGCATGAGAAAGCCACCGGATGGGGTCGTCTATTTGTTGCAAAAAATAGAGCAGGTAGAGACGGTTTAGTTTATCCAATTAAGATTGATACTGCACGAAGCAGGTTTGAAGTCGCCGGCCAAGCTGGTTCTCTTGAAGATAGCAAGGTTGATGATGATGTTGCGCAGAAGAAGGCGCTTAAAGCAAAGTGGGAAGAACTAAAAAAAGAACTTCCAACGAAGAAAACTAACTTTGAAGCTAGCAGTTCTCTAGCAATTGTTGTATAGTTAGAATCCACGCAAGAGAGAAAATATGTCGTACACACGTGATGAAGCTTTTAACGCCTCTTTAAAGTATTTCAACGGAGATGAATTAGCTGCGAGCGTATTTGTTGATAAATACGCGCTGAGAGACGCGTCAGGGAAATTACACGAACTGACACCGTCAGATATGCACCGTAGACTGGCGCGTGAGTTTGCAAGAATTGAAGCCAAGTATCCCAATCCGTTGTCTGAAAAAGAAATCTTTTGTCTTTTGGCTGACGTAGATCACATTGAAGAATCAAAGCGCGCATCTATGACATTGGATGAATTGGCTTCTGAATCTCGAGGATTCGGTGCCGTGGTGCCGCAGGGTTCTCCGATGTCGGCCATTGGTAATGAATTTCAGTATCAGTCGTTATCTAATTGCTTCGTGATTCAGTCGCCTTATGATTCCTACGCTGGTATCCTAAAAGCCGACCAAGAGCAAGCTCAAATCATGAAACGTCGAGGAGGTGTTGGCTTTGATGTTTCTACTATTCGTCCAAAAGGATTAATCACAGCAAACGCTGCCCGTACCACAGACGGCATTGGGGTCTTCATGGAAAGGTTCTCAAATACCTGCCGCGAAGTTGCCCAAGGTGGCCGCCGCGGAGCGTTAATGCTTACTATCGATGTTCACCACCCAGAGATCCGCACCTTCATCAACATCAAGCGCGACCTCAAGAAGGTTACTGGTGCCAACATCTCCATTCGTCTCACTGACGAATTCATGCAAGCAGTGAAAGATGGTGAAAAAGCACACCTTAGATTCCCTGTTGAGAAGGACGCAAAGCATACAGTTGAAACTTGGGTTGATGCTCGAGAACTTTGGCATGAAATTATTGAAGCAGCTTGGGCTTCTGCAGAACCAGGACTATTATTCTGGGACACTGTCAAGAAGCGTACACCAACTGAGGCATATGAGGATTATCGTTCAACATCCACGAATCCATGTATTGTTGGTGATACGCTCATTGCCGTTGCAGACGGAAGAAATGCAGTCAGTATCCGTCAGCTTGCGGAAGAAGGCAAGGACGTTCCGGTGTATTCGACTAACCCAGAAACTGGTCAAGTTGAAATTAAATTAGGAAGAAAACCGAGACTAACAAAGAATCAAGTCGAGGTCTGGAAGTTGACGCTTGACGATGGAAGCTTCCTTATTGCAACACCTGATCATAGGATCATGAAGCGCGACTGCACTTATGTGGAGCTTCAGAACCTAAAGTCTGGTGATTCCATCTTTCCATTCAACTCTTTTAATTCAAATGGGTACAGACAAGTTTCCAACACAGGTGTCTTGATGACAGGCGGAGCTCGAAGAAATAGACGACAGTATCGTCTCATCCACGAGTTCCATTTTGGGCCCGTTGATCCAAAAATTCATGCTATTCATCATATTGATTGTGATTCTCTCAATGACAGCATTGAGAACATGAGGATCATGACCCATAAGGAACATCATGATTTACATTCTAAGAACATGCTGGGGGAGAGCAATCCTTACTTCAAGATGTCTGAAGAGTGGAAAACAAACTTTGCAACCCATCCTGGCGAAACAAATGGCAGATTCTCGGGCCATACTAACGATCAGCTTCTTGAACATGGCAGGAATCTATTTGAGAAACATGGCAAGCTGACAGGAAAGATCTGGTCGGACCATGCCAAGAAACATGGTCTACCTCAATTCCTTGCAAATAAGTTCCGGTTTGAGTCTTGGAATAACTTTGTTAATCAGGTATCTAACAATCACAAGGTCGTCTCAGTAGAGAAATTCGGCATTGAGGATGTCTACAATATCACGGTTGACGATAATCACAACTACCATGTTATCACTTCACATGAGGATTCCAAGTTCGTGGTTTCCTCTGGCATCTGTGTCAAGAACTGCGGTGAAATCGTTCTATCACCATACGATTCTTGTAGGTTGCTTCTCGTCAATCTCTACAAGTTCGTCAAGAACCCATTCACATCTGCTGCCTCATATGACAACGAGAGACTCAAGGATGTTGCAGTTAAAGCACAGCGTCTCATGGATGATCTCATCGACCTTGAGATTGAAGCTGTTGATAAGATCATTGCTAAGATTCAGAATGATCCAGAACCAGAAGACGTTAAAAGGTCTGAACTTGACCTCTGGACTAAGATTAAAAAAGCAGCTCTCGGAGGTCGGAGAACTGGCTTGGGTATCACTGCGCTTGGAGACACATTGGCTGCAATGGGCTTCGTCTACGGTTCAAAGAATTCTATCCAAATGACTGAATCGCTCTACAAGGCATTAGCACTTTCTGCCTATCGTTCGACTGTCGCGATGGCTGCAGAGCGTGGTGCATTCCCAGTCTTCTCTCATAAGCTTGAGGAGAAGCATCCATTCATCCAACAAATCCTTGAAGCAGACCCTGATCTCGCAAAGGATTACAAGAAGCACGGCCGCCGAAACATCGCTCTAACAACTACAGCACCGGCTGGTTCTGTGTCTGTCCTAACGCAAACGACGTCTGGTATCGAGCCGGCGTTCATGCTCTTCTACAAACGCCGCAAGAAGGTCAACGGTGATGATCCAAATGTTCGTGTCGACTTTGTAGATCCACTCGGCGACAAGTGGCAGGAGTACATGGTATACCATCATGCTTTCAAGAAGTGGATGGAGGTCAACGGAAAGACCGAAACCGACTTCGCTGAGTCTCCATACCACGGCGGCACCGCAAATGAGATCGATTGGGTTGCCAAGGTCGACCTCCAAGCCGCCGCCCAGAAGTGGATCTGTCATTCTATCTCCAACACAACAAACATTCCAAATTCAACTTCAGTTGATGTTGTCAAGGGCATCTACATGAGGGGTTGGGAGACTGGGTGTAAGGGTGTCACAATCTATCGTGATGGATGCCGAACCGGCGTTCTCGTAGCAGAGACTCCGAAGGAAGAGCAGACAATTGAAGGTCAGCCTGATACCTTAATAGAAAATCATGCACCAAAGCGACCCAAGGAATTAACCTGTGATATTCACAGAATTAACGTGAGGTCATCTGGTGACAATGAGAGCTATCTTGTTTTGGTGGGTAAGCTAGAAGATAAGCCATACGAAATCTTCTGCGGTCTATCGCAGCACGTTGAGGTACCGAAAAAAGCCAAGACAGGTACGATGATCAAGAATGGCAAGAAGGATGGGGTTGCGACCTACAATCTTCAGATTCCGATTGGTGATGATGATCAGCTATTGTTCAAGGACGTTGTAGAATTATTTTCAAATCCAAATCATGGATCCATGACAAGAACTTTATCGTTAGCACTACGACATGGAGTTCCTGTTCAATACGTGGTTGAGCAGCTTCAAAAGGACAAACACAGCGGCCTTCAGTCTTTCTCTAGAGCTATCTCTCGTGTCTTAAAAACATATATTCCTGATGGAACAAAAGCGCAGTCAGACAAGATCTGCGGTTCTTGCGGTCTTGAAGGAATTGTCTACAAAGAAGGTTGCGCAACCTGTAACTCTTGCGGTTGGTCAAAATGTGGGTGATTAATTGATTTTTTCACCTACTTATGTTGTCGACTATGAGCAAGCGTAGAGATAGAGGCAGTGATTTTGAAGAAAGAGTATATGATAGTGTGAAGAAGAGGTTACTAGAAACAAATACAAGGTGGCGCGGTGAGTCGACACGTTCGTATGCAGAAGGTAATTTGACTTCGATTCCTGAGTTTGTCATCGACGAATTGTCTGAAGAGTTTGTTAATAGTTTGGGAAGAAGAATTATTGCTCAGATAAATGTACAACCGCTCGAGCCACAGACGCGTAGAAACCTAAAGGCTCAACTCAATGATCTATTAACTTCAATGAAGAAAGATCTTAAAAATACAACAAAGAGCCACTTAGATCGTTTCTTTCAAGTGTATTGATAACTACAACATATGTAACAATTTGAAGGCTGATCTTTTTTGATCAGCCTTTTTTGTTCACATTGACTTGACTTTGTATTATGTGGGCTATGCCTCCGCAACCTAATAAAGTTGAGTTGATTGGTTTTTATGGATCTGATGAAATTCATGCTCTTTCAGCGTGGACTTCAACTTCAAGAGATCTTACGGAAGAAAAGAGAAGTCGAATTCCTAATCTTTTAAAAATGTTGGCCGAAAATGGACATGAAACTCCTTTTGAAAAATCTTCGCTACATTTTCTTGTAACGACAGAGATAGCTACACACGCACAACTCCTTAAACATCGTATTGGTGTCTCTATCAACGCTGAGTCTGCTCGTTATAAAGAGCTCAAGGATGATAAGTACTATGTTCCCGTTGATTGGCCCGCAGCTGAAAAAGAGCTCTACATCGAGCACATGGAATCTTCTCTTCAAAAGTACCATGAGACGCTTGAACGCTTAGTTCAAGGAGGAATGTCAAGAAAGCGCGCAAAGGAGTCTGCTAGACTATATCTTCCCTATGGCAATCAGATCACTGCTGACATTATGTTTAATTTTCGAAGCTTCGTCCACTTTATTCGCCTACGATATTCAGAACACGCGCAATTAGAGATCAGAGATATTGCAAGTTGCATGTTAAACCTAGTAGAATCTACTAAAGTCTTTCCGGCAACTTTAGAGGCATTTGGACTCACGGAAAGCGGCGTATTAAGAAGACCATTTTCATGAGTAAAATTATCGTTTTTGAAGGTGCAGATCGCTGTGGAAAAGCTACACAGAGCGCTATTCTTAAAGATCATATTCAATCTTTGGGGAACACTGCGGCAATTGTAGAAGTACCAATCCGCTCTGCTATCACATATAGAGCTATTTATTGGATGCTTAAGAATGGACTCGCAAAAAATCTTCCAAAAACATTCCAGGTCATTCAATTCCTCAATAGAAAGTTTTTTCAGTGGTTTACTCTCCCACGCCTAGAGAAAGTTTATGACTACATTATCTTAGATAGATGGAGTTTATCAACTGTTATTTACGGCGGCGCTGAAGGTGTTTCGCAGTGTTTTACTGTTGGTCTCTCAAAATTTCTGCGTGATCCTGATCACACTGTTGTCCTAATTGGCAAATCGTTTCCTCACGATGCGGAGGATGTATATGAAGCTGATCAAGCTCTTCAAGAAAAAGTCAGAGAAGGTTATGCCCAATGGGTAGTGAATAACTACGACAAGGCTAGTCTTCATGACTGTCGGCAAGAAAAGCATGTTCTAGCAAAAAAGATACAACTAGTTTTATCATCTAAGAAAATCATCCCTTGAGCGATGATATATTTAGAGATACATGCACTACATCACGCCTAAGAAAATAAAGAAGGGATCAAGAGTCGCGATTGTTGCTCCCTCGTCCGCTGTTCACACAGACCGTCTAAGCGTCGGTCTAGATATCATGAGAGAACACGGCTTAGTTCCTGTTCTTGGTCCATGCGTCAAGAGGCTTAAGATTGATGGAATGCATGCAGCGCCTCTTGAAGACAGAATTGATGAGCTCAATTGGGCATTTTCTAGTGATGAGATTTCCGCTGTATTTTGTGCAATAGGTGGAATCGGAAGTTCTGCTGTTTTACCCTATCTTAATTATGATGCCATTTATAATAGCAGAAAACCTTTACTTGGTAGGTCTGACATCTCAGCATTAAATTGCGGTATTTTAAAGCACGCCGGACTAATCAGCATAAATGGTCAGACTCCGAGTATACGTCTAGATAAAGGTAGCAAGCACCAAATTGGTCAAACTGACTCTTTTGTGAGAACGTTAAAGTTAATGATGTCAAATAGACCTTGGGGCATTTCGCCGCTTACACACAATGAGTATATACCCCGAACAGTATCTTCAGGTATTGCTGGAGGTCATGCGATCGGTTGTACTGCCGACACAATCTCAAGACTGATAGGCACACCACACGAGCCAGACTTTTCAGATGCAATCTTATTTTTAGAAGACATTCATGAAAGCCCCCAGAGCCTTGCAAGAATTTTCTTGCATATGAAGTTGGCGGGTGTGCTAGATAGAGTTGCAGGTGTGGTCATTGGAGAATTTCAAGACATTAGAGATGCAGATGATCATGATATGGAAGAGGTCGTTAAAGAATATTTCTCAGACGGCCCACCATGCGTCTTTGGATATTCTTTTTCTCACGGATCTACTGTGTCACCCATTCCAGTTGGTGCCCAGTGCACAATGAATGCAGATACTGGAGATATTTCTTTCGATTTTTCAATGGGTTGATACAAGACTGATTTAAGCTGTATAAGATAACCACGAGGTACTTATGAGTTATAAAATTTCAGATTCAGTCGCAATGCGTTTCATTCAAATCTTTCAAGAAGCTGTCTTGATGGGTCTAGATGGAGCTGACTTAATGAGACAAGTAAGATTAGTTGTCGATTCTGAAGAAGCTGATACATTAACACTTGATCCTGAATATAAGAAATTTGTTCAGGAATCTCACGAAAAGTATTTGGCCGACATTGAAAAGAAACTTTCTACAAATAGTGATCTCAATATTCAGTTCGAAGATTCAAAAAAAGTTTAGTCGAGGGGTTACCTTACAAAAAGTAATGATTATCTTCTGATCACAAGGCAACAGCCTAATAACACAGGAGAAACAATACTATGTTAGCTAAGTACTATTTGGACAGACTTGACTCTCGTAATTTTTTTGATCCCTTTTGCTCCCTTTCTGAACTTGCTTGGTCAGAGACGCCCGGTAAATCTAAACGAAGAATTAGTTATGACATCACGTCAGATGACAATTCTTTAACTCTCACAGTTGACTTACCAGGTGTAAAAAAAGAAGATTTGCAAGTCGAAGCCACTGGCCAAACGATTGCTGTAAAAGCAAAAAGGGGAGAAGAAGATTGTTCAACAACCTATAAGATCTCTAAAGAATATGACACATCTCAAGTAGATGCGCACCTTGACGATGGTGTTCTTACGCTTAAATTCAATAGAGCAAAGTCAGCAGACGTTAAACGGATTGTTATTAGATAGCTGATAAACTCTGATATTTAGAAATAGGGGGGACGCGTCAAAAAGCGTCCCCTTTTTTATTTTCAATGAATAATTAGTATCATCTGTTTATAGAAACACTATTAGGACTAAAATGCGTCTAGACAACAAAACTCAAAAATTGCACAGCGTAATCAAATACAAGGCATATACATCTCTCCTTGAGGGAAGAATCACTCAGAAAGAGTACAATATGCTCTCTGAGATCGGTTTTCTCGACAAGATCAAATCTTTTTTTGGTGGCGGAGTTGATGTCAGCAAGGACCTGGGCAAATTATTTTCTAACAAGGTTGCACAGCGTCAATTAACAGCAGCAAAAGATGCAATTACGAAAGCTGTTCAAGATTTAAGAAAAGTTGCAGGTGAAGCTGGCGTTGATGAAGACACAATCAATGAGTTTTTGATGGGCGTCTTTAAGAGTGCTGATATTGATCCTGCCGAGGTAGCATCAGCAGGCAAGGGCGGCGGTGAGGACAAGGGCGGAGAGAGCGCAGCAGGAGAGGCTCCAAGTGGCACGCCAGTCAGCGCTGCAGCTATTGAAAAGAACCCTGCAGTTATTACAAGGATAGTTGCTGACGTCACTGGCAAAGATGAAGAGAAAGTCGCAGCTGAGATCGAGAAGAAGAAGCCCGATGTCGCTGCTCTGTCAGCTGTTCTTGGCAACGCAATCGGTAAAAATGTTGGTGTTGATGGAAAGATCGTTACAGACGTCGTCAAGGCTCTGATTGACAAGGGACATCTTAAGCTTGAGAACGGAAATCGTCTCACTCTCCGCGGATTAATGAGCTTTATTAATGAAGTAAATGAGTTAAACAATCAGTATGATCTCATGGAAAGATGGCAGAAACTTGCAGGTGTAAGAACTGGTGTAATGTTAGAGGGTCGAACAGGAGACATTCTAAAAGACATAAAAGCGAAAAAAATAAAGTCTGTAGAAGAGCTTGAAGCAAGAATTAAGCAGGCTACTGCCGATGGTCAAGGTGGTCAAGTTCTTAAAAGAAAAGATGAGATTATGTCTGCATTTAAAGAAATTAATCCAGACGTCAAGCCTCAAGATGAGAAAAAAATTGATACAGCAATTCAGGACGCAGGAAAAGATGCGCCCGCAGGCGGTGATAAGAAAGAAATTTCACCTGAAGATCAAAAGAAAGCTGAAGAAGTCAA